GGACAATCTCCCGCACGGCACATTCAGTGCCTATTATGGGTCAAACCCACAATAACTAGCCTCTACTCTAGAGGCGATGTTCTAAATCTCAGGTTAACTACCTGAGATCTGCCAACAAGAGGAAGAATAGGCTCCTGAGGTTCATCGTTTTTATTGATAAACCAGTTAAGGAGTCTGTCCTGCTCGTATTGAGAGGATGTCGTATGTTTTACACGACGCGTTGCCATCTTTCCGATGATGACGAACAGCCTCTCATCCCAAGAAACACCCGAATAGGTGTCACTAAGGAATACGAGTTCCTGCTTCTGATCAAAACGAAAGGAAGCGAGACGAACAGGTGATCTTTCGATCATCCACTCGCTCGTAACCACAAAACCGTGTTCGAAGAACCGGTTCTGCGTTTCGATGTAAGAGGCAAGACCCTCTTGCCGCCCGATATTATCGGGGATTTCGTCCCTAATCTTAACGTAAGTAACGTCAAAACCACGGAAGAAGTCCGCACCGCAAGATTCTCTGAAATTCCCATTCCAGAAAGACTTGCGGCCGTTTACAACTAGCCCAAAGCGGGCTAGTTCGTCGGCGATATCGGGTGCAGAGTGTGTAGGAGCGATGATATCATCGCCATACACACTAATTTTACGAGCCGTGTTGAGTATTACACGTTTCGTAATCTGATCTGGACGTCTGGCTCTAAGAGCCCCGATCGTAGCAATGACCCAAAAGGCCATCGTTTCAAAAGGGAAGCAAAGAGCAGACCCCATAGGCGCAAACTTCTCCAGGCGCACAAGGCGCCCGTTGAAGTCTGCCGTCGTCGTCCTGCATGCAAAGGTCGCATCACGTAAAACGCGATGCTTCCTAAGCATACGACTAACGACGGAGACATGGAGTAAATCGCTGGCGTCGGATAGATCCAACGTCGACAACTCTCCATCAATTGAACCGATACGAGCCAAAGAACGATTACGTTCCTGGTCCGTCCAGTCAATTGACCGTTTTGGAAGTGCCTGAGACAATACTGTCTCAAGTAGAGTTCCATGGATATGCTGTTGAGCCCACTGCATTGCAGGGGGCTCCATAGCAATGATCCGCGGTGTCTTAGCTGTTTTGGGCACGAGAGTCACTTTCATCGGTGGCTCGTCGCGGGGAGAGATAACACCAGGTAAAGTGAGAAGAGAATCCGATGCTAAATCACTATATGTTAAATATAGTGACGACACATCGAACTGACGCTCAAGACGAGACGTCCAGCCCTTACGGGCCGCTTCCCACTTGCGGATACCGAAGTATCCTCCTGATGTTGACCCAGGTCCGTGCTTATAATGGAACGAGTCACTCAACAACCGTTTTTCGGCTGAAGAAAAGACTTGCCCTAAGAGTACGGAAACAACCCTATCGAAGATAGGATCCTGAGTCGCTTCAATGATAGCCTTACGGCTCTCTCGAAGCTTCTCCTCATTACTGAAGAAACGTTCAACAGCCTTATCTTGTCGGGCGCGTGACGGCAATGCCTTCACCTTCCCGTTAAGACCGAGGATTTGTCGAACTGACTTGACGGCGAAAGCCGAACAGTCATTCCTCAGCTCCAGATCAGAAGATCCGTAATCGAAAATGAGTCTGAGGTACTCCTGTAGAAACACAGGACCACCAAGCCGCTCTTTCCAGAGACGGCTAGAGACCCACCTACCGGTTGCAAGGCTCTCAATAAAAGAGTCTTGCATGGCAGGTAAGGAGATGGATAAGAACCCATCACCTTCATTTTCGAAACGTTGCTGGATAGTAATCCAGCTACGAGTGGGATCTATCTGCAGCATTCGCGCACTCTCAATGAGCACGCTTCGTAGGATATCAAGATGCCTTTTCATTAAACCTCCAAAAGGGGTATTAATGCACCGGCACTAAATCCTACAGTCCGAACAGAACGAGCTTAATGCTCGAACTGAATGACCTTTGTCAACACTGCATTCGAGGAAGCGGTCAGTTGTGTAAACAGACCGGTCACGAACGCAATCTTATCAGCCGTGGAGAACCCCCAAAGGGGGAAATCCAGGACCAGATAAGCAGAACCCGTAAGGGTTTTGTTGACCGCAGTAAGAGGGTCAGCGGCGACAATATCTTTGTCGACGCGGACCATCGTCCGCGACTTCGTAGTATCCAACTGCGAAGAAACGGTCTCTCGAACTGACCGATCAGCCAGCCAGTACTGACTTGCAAACCCGTCGTCTTTAACGCGGGCGAGCGAAAGTGCAGAACCGATGGTGATCGCGAGAGGATCGGAAAGTGCCATTATGATTTCCTAACTTGGAGTGTATATCTTCCAGCAATATGCTGAAAGCTTGTCCTCAAAGAGCTTGCGAAGCAAGCGCTCCAAGGATAGCCAACTGTGAGGCCGAAAGGGTCCCAAAGTTGCTATAGAATCCGAAAGGGGTCGCCCGTCTCCGATTCACAGATTTCTGTGTAAAGGAGGCAGTTGCAACGAATGAAGCACCGTTATTTGCTTGCTTGCGCCCGGAAAGAATAGAAACTTTCCGAGTCTCGTAGGCAGATACGTATGCCCACACGCTGCGTAGACCAGCTGTTTGTTGGCCTCTAAGAACATCTAGAGCATCGCCAATATTGACGAACCAATCAAGCAGCCATGAAAAAGGTATCAAGTTCCAGACTGTGCTCAAAGAGGGGTCACTAGGACTAACGCCAAAAGCGTGAGCACCTAAATAAGCCCTCATTTGTGCATCGCTAAGACCGCCCATCTCACCGCTCTTGAAGTCTGAGAAGACGCCAAGAGAGAGGAGAGACAGGTCGTATCTGAAGCCTGCTGAGAAGAATATCTCAGTAGTGGTACTTGTGTACGATTCGTGGAATCCAAGAATCCCAGAACCAGGGTTGTCTCCAACACTGGCTAGGGAAACAACGTTACCGTTGTCTTTATAAGACCGCCAAGCAGTCGACTGGCTAATGCCAGCCCGCTGATTGGACAGTTTTACAGGGTCTCGGAGTACACGCCGCCGCCTTCTAACAAGAAGGCGGTTATCTCGTAACCACTGATCGATCGTTTGATCGACAACAAAGATTGTGTTGAAGAACTTACTAAAACTCGAGACTAAAGGAGTGATACCGAAAACATAGTTTAGGTATTCACCACCCAACGCTCTAATTTTAGAAGATCTCCCCACAACACCTTGTTTCAGAATCGTAGAGCCAAGCGCAGAAGGTAAACCTTCACGCAAAAGCTCCGCAATATCTGTCAGTAGGTCACCCACGGGCTTAAGAGGATTAGTAATGTCCAAAAAGGACGTACCAATAGAATTAAGCTCGGCATCGGACATTTTCCAGGAGTAATCCGAAAGTCCAATAGCAGGGGAGGCGCCAGTTGACGCCCCCAAGCTATAGAAGTTCGGCCCGGAGAATGGCCCAGGGAGAAAATGAGCGAGAGCGAACGGAGGACCAGTCCTCGCAACCCTTGATGTTAAGTCAAAGGTCTTGCGGAGTTGGAACTCATGTCCGATATCGCCTCCCAGAGCCGCTAGTGCTTCACCGCGGGACGTACCTAGTGGTACGGCTCCTTGGTTAACAGCGCGGCTGTATGCAGGTCCAGTTCGAAAACTGGAGAGATAAGTCGGAATCTTAAATTCAGAAGCGAAGAAAGTCTTCGTAGCTCCAGGTGAGTAAGTCTGAGTGACCAACTCACCTAGAAGAGAATCACGGAATGGACATTCCATGATATTCTGAGTTAACATACCGGCCATATCGTGCCTTTCCAGTGTCGACATCCTAGTTGCTGCGTATTTCCACACGCTGCGGCTCGACACCGAGAGCCCGCGAAACCCGCTGCGCGACCGCTTCATCCTGAGCAAGGGCCACGGCGCCCCTGCGCTTTTCCAAGTGCTTGCCTTACGC